TAAAAATGAATAAAGCATTTTACATGTGTAGAATTGCTGACTCTTACTTGCCGATTGTATATCCAGAAAAACCTCTTGATAAAAAAGAATTACCACAAGTATTGAAACAAATTGAAATTGGTAAAATAGATATTCCAGAACACATCGAGGGTTGGGATAATTTCTTTAATGAAACTGAAAAATGAAGTCCACAATGTCCACATCCCTGATAATGAACAATTTAATAGTCCACATGGGTGTGGACTATGTGGACGTTGTGGAGAATGTGGTGGGCTCCCTATACTCTCCTGGTAATATATATATTTTTTTATTATTATTCTTTAAAGTATATAAGTCCACATATCCACAATGTCCACTCCACCTTTTAAAATCAACCCTTTTGGTGTGGACTTGATACGTCCACAATTTAGTCCACAAAATAAACACCTGATAATTAGGTATATATAAGTCCATATAAAAATAAGTAATATAGACAATGAAATTAGAAAAAAAGCAATACATACTTTCAGAGTTAATCTCTGATAAAACCCCAGATCAAATCTTAGAATCAATCTCTACCACCCTAACCAAAAAAGAAATGGAAGAGTGTTATTGGTTCGGTAGACTATCTGGGTGGCTGGAGCATCAATATGATTACGGTAAGGATAGAGATGCTAAAGGTAAGTGGGAGGTGATCTGTGAGAAACTCATCACTGACTATAATTATCCAAGGAGATGGAGTTAGGTAAAAGTAATTAAAGCGATATAACAAACGATCTATATATGAAACATATCTCTATACAACCTGATATAGATCGTTTAACCTACCATAAGAAGAACCATTATACGGGCATTTTATAGGGGTAGATTGACCACCACATGATAGGTAGATGAATGGATCATCTATTTGTCTAAGTTTGAGATGGATGATGAAAAGGTGATACCAAAGCGATTTAATAGTCCCGATGTCCCGATCTTCTTTGGGGGAAGTGGGATGGCTCCCACTACTGCCAAGCCGTGCTACAGTAGGGCAAGTGCGTGATCCACTACACCCCAGACCAATCGATCTTATAACCTCGGCACAAGGTCGTGCGCCACAATAAAAATATACAGTTCTGAACATCCAATCTGAACTTAATCTGAACGTCTGGACTAAGTTGTTGATTATCAGTATATGTAAGTGATCCGCCTGGGATCAAAATGGATCACTGCGAGTGATACCAATGCGATTTAAAATATATACTTATCTAAAGATTTACGAATAAAAAAAGTATAAGTGATTCATTTCCAATGGCGCATTGATAGTAGGTTGATAATAGTCCATCCCAATAGCACAGCCTTGTGCCGAGGGGGGGATGGTCTTATGCAAAAGATTTCTGAACATATTCTGAACAAAATTTTTTTTGTTCAGAAAAATTACGTAAATTTGCATTTGATAATTGTAATCCGATCCCGTTTGTTGTAGGACCCCTGAAAACCATGAAAACAGTTAACATACTTAATATCAGCAACTTAGCACAAAATCGTGCGAACATGCTATCATTGAATATCAATAAGTTACAAAAAACATACCCAATGGTTGACGATAAACGCCATTTTTTTATTGAGAAAAGCACAAAAAAGTCATTTTTCCATATGTTTCATCAGCGATTTTATCAAAAAGTAACGATTTATGAAGAGAGAAATATATACATACAGAGGAGAGTGGGGGTATAGGGTGAACTACGCCATTCACATCATTTCAGGTGATCTTATAAAGTATTTTGTAATAACCCACCTCAAACCCGTAAAGAAACGATTTAAATATATAATTAACCCTGATGGTACGGCTACAGGTTGTTCGCCCTTATTCTGGGCTCAGAATTACAAGCCTATAAAGCAAAAAGAATACTATCAACTGTTACACCAAAGAAGATTTGACTTATAGGTTCGAATCCAAAGGGGGTCTTGGGGTCTGATCCCCAGATGAAAATATTTTCAGAGGAAGCAGATAAATTTTTATATATAAACTAAAAACAAAAACAATTATGAAAAAGTTAATGATGATTTTAGCAATGACCGTGGTGCTGGCAGCATCATGCAAAAAAGCAGAAGACCCAAGTCTTACAACAACATGTGATGTATCGTATCGTTATTACAGTTCATCATGGCACACAAAGACAGTACACGGACAGAAGTTCACAGGCACACCTGATGAGATTGAAACTGAAAAAACAACAGTTATTACAACCTTAACTGCCCAAGGTTTTAAAGACGTAAAAATATTTAATTGCAAATGAAACTAAAAGTATATTTCCGTATGCCATTCGCAAAGGATGGTAAGTGTCAGGTGTATATCACCTATGCTCATGCGGGTAAGCCGACAATTAAAATAGACTCAGGTCTAAGAACTGACCCAAGGATTTCAGACCCTGATATGGATCAGAAAATTACCGATAAGTATAACGAGATCGAGAAGATCGTCTCAGACTTCTGGCATGCTCATGCTCATACTTATCCAACCCCTGATGAATTAAAGGCTGTTATAACTCGCCCAGTGATCGCAACCGATCAGGTAAGTAAGTTATACCAGTTATGGTTAGATCGTGCGACCTTCAGAGGTAAAAAGCTGCACCAGACCGTGATCAATGATATTAAGGAAGCCATCCCGAACTTTACTCTGTCTATGACCACGATTGAGAATCTGGATATTCTAAAAAATTACTGGGTGGTTACTCTTAAGATTGGTAACAACACCACGAAGAAAAGGATGCAGTTCTTTCTGCGGTTTCTAAAGAATCAGGACCGCACCGCTCAAAAACCAAATTCTGAATACCGAAATTACGAGATCAACCTTAAATCAGCCAAGCGGGATGATAATATTTTTGTTCTAACTGAACAAGAATTTTTGGTTTTGTTTAATTTCAAGTTTGCCAACCCTCTCCGACAGTATGCCGTTAATCTTTATTTGCTTGCATGTGCAACCGCTCTCCGTATATCAGACGTAACCAAGGTACGGACAGATTCTGTTAAGACTGATAAGGATGGTGTACTAAGGGTGAGGGTACCAATTGATAAGCTGGATGGTAAACTCTCCAATGTACCATTAAATAAGTTCAGTAAAGATATCATCTTTGAGCGGAACTTGGATGTCAAGCTGGCTCAACAGCACATCAGGGAGTATCTAAAGGACGCATTCGATGAAGCGGTGCCCTTAATGCCTACCTCATTTGTCGAAGAGGTGACACATTACCAATGGGTGGGTGGATATCCGAAGAATACAACCGCTGCAAAGAAGCAATTTTTAGTGTTCCACACCTCACGGAAGTTCTTTGCCAGCTATTTTGGGTCGCTCGTTGGTGATAAAGTCGCCCAAGAGTGGGGCAATTGGTCAACCTCTGCCAGTTATGACCGCTATAGAAAGAAAGATTTTGATGAAAAACAAGCACTCCAGACCTTGCGAAGTATAGAGTGATTCATTTTTGTTTGTTAAAAGGGGGTGAAATTAAGTTTTCACCCCTTTTTATTTTGGAAATCAGCAAACAAAAAATGATTTTTTTATATATAAAAGAAACGAATATGAAAATTAAAGTGAAAACTACCAGTGCATTCCTTGATAGTTTAACTGTGAATGACAAAGAGAAGGTGATAAAACTTACAAAGGATGGATATTTTTCCTTTACCGATAAAGAAGACTTACCAATATTGCGCCAACTTGCGCTGAGGGTTGATGGAATGAAGATTGAATGTTTTGTAAAAAAATGATGAGAATATGCCAAGAAGAAAACCAGAAGAAGAGTTATCAGAATACGACAGACTACCCAAATATTTAAAATTAAATCAATTAGAGAGGGAGCAAATTCAGACCCTGCATAGGTTCGGGCACGATACTGATGGTAAGGTTGCAGCTTATAATTATCTATTTCCTGAGAAGGCTGAAGAAGTAGAAGATATTTCTAAGGTTAAATGGTGGAGTATGAAGTTCGCCTATAAACATAAAGCCAAAGATGCATATATAGATACGTTGGTTGCTGGAGAATTAAAGGAGCATAATGTATCACGAGAGAATGTTACAATGAAGGTATTGAAGATTGCTATCAAAGCTGAGAAGAAGGGTGATCTGAAGACGGCCCTCGAATGCCATAAGTTTATTGCCCGTATGCAAGGTTACGTAAGGGATAGACAGATTAATGTTGCTCAGTTCCCCACCACCATTGAAATTCATCACGAACCATTATCACTTGGGCAATCACCACAGATTTCAATTAGTTCAACTCCCGTTCCAGATGAAAATATTTTTAATTTTTTTGATGTTGAATCTCAAGATGTTACAGAGATTCCAGAAAAAAATATCGAAAAAGACGAAAAGGGAGAAAAAAATATTAATATATAGAATAAAAAAAGATATGATGAGCGGAAACACAAAAATATTAAAGAGACATTTAAGCACACCTGAAATCGTTGACACTTTTCTTTGTGGAGAATTTACTCCACCTCAACTTGAAATATTAGAATTCATTATTGAAAACCGATTACCTATTGCTGATTATATTATTAAGAGTAATAAGGTTGGTCACGAACAAAGAAGATATATTCTTGCTCTTCAGCGCAAGACAAAATTGAATCAACTATGGAATGTCTGACGATCAACCAACCAAGAAGATACAAATACATTTTAAACCTCTTCCTAAACAAGTAGAATGTCTTAAATATTTAAAGGATGATACAACCAGATTTATTCTGTACGGAGGAAGTAAAGGGTCGGGCAAATCGAGACTTGGTTGTAGCTGGCTGATATTAAACTGTCTACAATATCCATCTACCCGATGGATGATGGGTAGAGCAAGACTTCAAGACCTTTATAAGACAACCTTCCAAACATTCCAACAAATCGTTAAGGAATGGGGTCTTGAAGACATAGTTCAAATAAATTTCCAAAGAAATATTATAACATTTAAAGGGTATGAATCTCAAATATTCATGCTCGATCTATATCCAGACCCAAGCGATTTGGAGTATAACAACATGTCTGGTCTTGAACTTACTGGTGCATTTATCGATGAGTTATCAGATATAGACCACAAAGCCTTTGAGATCATAAAGACTTTGATCAGATACAGACTGAAAGAATATGGATTAACCCCGAAAATTTTAATGGCATCGAATCCATGCCAAGGGTGGCCCTTTGATCTGATTTATAAACCTTGGGAAGAGGGTCGCTTACCATCAGATTATCAATTTGTACAGGCTTTTACGGCAGATAACACGTATCTGGGTGAAGATTATGTCAAGCAACTTGGAACAATGGAGGAAGGTAGCCAGAAGGAAAGACTATTACACGGTAGTTGGTACTATGCATCTAATGAGAATGAACTATTTGATAGGGATGCAGTCACGCAATCCTTCTATAATCAGAGAAAAACATTCGATAATAACTGGTATATAAGCTGTGATGTGGCTGATTTAGGTGAAGATTACACCGTGATCGTGCTCTGGCAGGGCTGGCATATTGTATCTGTAGAAAAATTACGGGTAGATCAAGTGGAATTAGCCAGTAGAATCAAGGCATTGATGAGTTTATTTCATGTTCCAGTTCGTAATGTGATCTTTGATGCTAACGGATCAGGAGCAGCAATGCCAACATTGGTGAGAGGGTCAGTTAGATACATCCCTCACATGAGAGCATTGAAGGAAGAAAAATATAAAACAATCAAAGCACAACTGATGTACAATTTTGCAAGACACTTTAAACAGGCTGACATATCGTTTGGACTTGAATATAATGATGATGTTGTAAAAGAATTATGCGCATATAAGAAGAGAATAAAGAATGATATCCATGATGTCAGTCTTAAACAAGAAGTAAAGAATTATTTAAAGAGATCACCAGATACTGCTGATGCTTTGTATATGCGCTCTTACTTTGATTATAGACCATCAACTGGTGGTGGGTTTTCAATAATTAATTAACAAAAAATAATAAATATGAATGACAAATGCAGAGATAGTTGAACGAATACACCGTGAACACAATGTAAGATCACACATCCTAAGAAATATATCACAATCGTGGGCAGATAAAAGCTGTGATGATCTTGAACAATTTATATATGTGAATTTGCTGGAGATGAATAATGGTAAGTTAAACTCACTCTATTACACAGGTGACTATCAAAGATATATAACACAGATGATTAAGAATCAACGTGACGGGGACTCTGGGATGAAATATATAAGTAAAAAAAATGGGATATGTGTGAGTTACACCACATCAATGTATGCAAAGGAATTTAAATTGAAGGATCACGCTATTATAACGGACTACCCTATTGATGTAGATGATGTATGGTCTGACCCAAGAGTAGAATTTATCTATGCCTGTTTGTCAGGATATAGTTATATGCGTGAAGTGAGTGGTGCAACTAATTATCAATTGAAGTTGGCCCTCGCAAGTGATCTGCTACTATTCTACGCCAGAAGAAAAATGTCACTCAGAGAAGTAGGAGAAAAATTTAACATGAAAAGGTGGAAGGTAGCGATGCTACTTAAAGCAGTAAAAGACGAATTGAAGAATAAATTTAAAAATGAATATAAAGAGAATGATTGGATTGCCGATGATATTTTTTGAAATTATCTTGATGATAATATTATCCAGTTGCTGGGGTATAGTGATAGTTGAAGAGTTCATTCCATTACAGCAACTGAAGGATAAACTTGGATTAGGTCAACAAAGAAAATTATATAGTCAATATATTATCATCGATTATATAATATTCATTATTTGGAAAGTTATAGGCTGCCCTATGTGTATGTCATACCATTTATTTTGGATCAGTTACCTGATCATATTTGGTTCGTTTTTTGGATTAATACTTGGTGTGCTACCATACTTTTTAACTTTTTTTATTAAAAAATGGATGTCAATAACGCTATGAAGAAATGGGATAAGGAAAAAAGAAGAAAATATAATAGAGAATATTATCATAAACAATATAATAAATATTCTCATTCAAGTATTTTAATTCTTGAATTTATACAGCGGTATTACCATGACTATGATATACTTATAGATTATGAACAGGCTGAAAAATTAATGAAAAATAATGAATAAATATATTCAATTTTTCTCGGCAGACGACAATTTAAGTCTGTTTGATCGGCAAATTATACTTGATCAAATAGCCAAAAATTTATATATAAAGGAAATACGAAAAAAGAAGTTGGAAAAGATATATGGTACAAAAGAGTTCGATAATGTTTGCAAAAAATAAACCTTATGGAAATAAAACTATAATGGTTTGTGACAATGGTCTCTCAGTTGAGTTGGCTATTATGCTTAGTAAGTCATACGGTAAAGTATATTACTACTGCCCTTGGAAGCAGGGAGGGTATCCAAAGATTGAACAATACTGGATAGGTAGAGGGATTGACAATATTATAAGTATAGAAGATTTGTGGGATCACTCAGATGGGACCGATATTTTTGTTTTTACTGACATCTTCGATGGAGATGTTCAGATTCACCTTCAGAAACTCGGTAAGTTAGTTTATGGTACCCGTAATGCACAGGCTCTGGAAACTAACAGGGTATTACTAAAAGATACTAATAAAAAATTGGGACTACCTGTAATACCCTATGAAATTGTTGATGGTATCGATAATCTCAGGAAATATTTACAGCAACACGAGAATCAGTGGGTTAAAATATCCAGCACATTTAGAGGATCAATGGAAACTTTTAAATCAGAAAGTTACGAGTTAACAAAACCTTATCTGGATCAGTTGGAAGTGTCATTGGGGCCGATTGCTCAAGTACTGCAATTCCTTGTAGAAGAGCATCTTCAAACTAAAGTGGAATCAGGTATTGACACTTGGACTGTTAATGGAATGTATCCTAAGACAGTATTCGCTGGTATTGAAATAAAGAACAAAGGTTATATATCACACATGACACCGTATGATCAAATACCACAGGTGATCAGGCAAGTGAATGATAAATATGCACCTATTTTAAATCAATATGGTGTGCGAGGTCAGTTCTCAACTGAAGTTAGAATTGATGAGAAGTTGAATGGATACTTCACCGATGCTACAATGCGTAATCCATATCCACCATCAAATTTAATGTGGTACCAGATTCAGAACTGGGATGAAATTATATGGGAGACAGCATCTGGTAATATCTGTGAACCTAAATTCACTGAACCTTACGGATGTGAATTATCTCTGACATCTAATTGGGCAAAGACCAATTGGCTCAGTGTTGAAATTCCTCCACAATATAGAGATAATGTTAAACTTTACAATCTAACATATATAAATGGTAGTCCATATGTGATACCTATGTCAGATGCAATTGGATCAGTTGTAGCAACCGATACAACCTTACAGGGAGCCATCGATAAATGCTTGGCTATTGCTGATGAGGTTAAAGGTTGGCAGATTGACTATCCAGAATATGCAGTTAAAAAAGCCTTAGAAGAAATAGATGAAATGGAGGCTTTAAAAATTAATTTCTTTAAATGATTATAAATGTTAAAAGAAAAATTTATGGAGATAATTATACCATCGGTGAGATGTACATCAATGACAACTATTTGTGTGATACACTGGAAGATGTTGTTAGAGATGATGGTGTAAAAGTACAAGACCAAACAGCGATCCCTGCTGGCACCTATCAATTAATACTTGATATGAGTACCAGATTTGGTAAAATAATGCCACATATACTGAATGTTCCAGACTTTCAAGGTATCCGCATTCATTGTGGTAATTCATCTAAAGACACATCAGGTTGTATTCTTGTTGGTACTTACAACGGGCAAGCTGACTACATTAAAGATAGTACCGTAGCCTATAATGTGCTGATGGATATTCTTGGGAGGGCCACCAAAAGGACAGAAAAAATAATGATAACAATTGAGAATTAAAACATCCTCATGCAAGGCAAAAGCGAGAGTTCTACAAAATCATTTAGCCGAAGAATTAAGAATAAAATTCCCAGAAGTTGCCGCTGATCTTCACCCTCAACTTATGGGTGGGACAGGTGAAGATATAGTAATGGGTATATCGGCACAAAATAGAATACCCTATAGTTTTGAATGCAAGAATCAAGAAAAATTAAATATATGGGCAGCAGTTGAGCAAGCCGTAGCGAATTCAAAAGGTCGTACACCAGTTGTGGTTTTCAAGAGGAATAGATCAAAGATTTATGCTGTGATTGAGTTAAAAGAACTAATAAAACTAATATGATTAGAACTAATATGATTAGATGGTCTTGTTCTGATTACGTCCACCACGAACACAGGACTAAATGGACAGCAAGTATATGTGGGTATATTCAATATATCATTAAAAAAATAAAAATTAAGCTATGCAATGCAATATATGACAGATGATGAAATAAAATTCATGCAATATTTTGAAAATACAATGTTACCAAATAAGATGCACATTACAGTTGAGATGCTTTGGACAGCAGCCGATTTTGCAAATATAAAAGTTGAAACTGGTTGCCCATCCTGTAGACATAATTCAGCTATGGAATTAAAAAACCTATATAATAGGATACTTCCAGCATGGCAGACATGGCAGCATGAACAAGCTGAATTGGCTGAGCAGAAAGAAAAAGAACTGGCTGAAAAAAAATTGGCTGAACAGAAAGAAAAAGAAAAAGAAACTTCAGAAAAAACAAGAGCAGAAAAAGCTAAAGAATATTTAAAAAATACAAAGAAGAATAATGTTAACTCTTAAAGAATATATGTATATACAATCAATACCAACTGGTTCAACGTATGAGTCTGAACTTATTAAATATTTAGGTATTGATCAAACTCTTACCTATAATGAGATACAGGAAGAAGTTGCTGATCGTCTGGCAATAAGTGACTACACGTTAAAGGATAAATTTTATCTACACGACAAATGGTGGAAATATGAGACAGATTTTTTAGAGTCCACATATGAACAGTGGGCAAAGCTGGAAAGTTTGCTCAGCGATGAAACTAATCGACAGAATCTTCATAAAATTTTAGCCATTTATTGCAGACCAGCAACCATGAAGAGATTCTCAAGAAAATTTTTCATCAGTAAATTTGACTTAGGTAAGCAAGATGGTATTGCAGAAGAGTTGCTCGATCTACCCATGAGTATTGAGAAGGAACTCATTCGCACTTTTTTTTTGCTCGCAATAAAGTCTTTGAATTATACAAAAATTCACTGTTTGAATCTGCTGAACAAGCAGTAGAAGAGCCTTATATTTATCAGGAGCAAATATCCGAAATTAATAAGTCATATTTCTGGGATATTAATGCCTTCAATATTTCCAATAATAATCCAAAAAAATTGCAGATCATTTATAAAATGAAACTCCAAGATATCTTGGACTTCATGGTTATAGCATCTGTATCAGCAAAGTTGGAACAATATAAGAAATCACCAAACACATTACCCGTATAATTCAGACAGTTTTATTAAAATTTATATATATGATTAAAAAGTAATCATATGCTCAGACAGTTGATGAAACTTTTGAAGATTAAATTAGAAGGAGAATTATCTCTTAAAAAAGGAACTAAAATTATTCTTGATGCACCTGAGTTAGACAAAGGTGTATCAATATTTATTAAGTCTGAAGATGATGGTAAATTAATGGAACTCCCGTCAGGTAATTACGAATTGAGTAACAATCAATTTATCATTGTTGATCCAGATGGAATAGTTAAAGAGGTGGTCGATGAAATTATTAACAAACCATTACCCGATCCAATTGCGAATTCACCTTGGACTAACCATCCATTACATACACCACACACAGGTTATGATGCAACAATGGAAGCCGAAATTAATACAGAAGGTCTTTCTCCAGTTAGTGCAGCACGTACTGGTGTAACCTCAACTGAGGACAAAAAAAATTATCTATTCGAAATGACTCCAGAAGAATTACAAAAAATGTTGGAAGACCTCACAAACCGTGTTCAGGCCCTCGAAGACAAAATTAGTGCAATGGAACAAGCAGAAGCTGGTGAACCAGCACCTGATGCCGCACCTGATGCAACTCCAGATCAAACCCAATTGATGTCAGAAAAAATTGAAAAAATGGGTAAAGACATCGAAAATATTATGCAGAAAGCAATTTTTGCAAAAGAATTACCAAAAACCGATTCAGAAGTATCAACAAAAACTGATAACAGAATCGAAATAATTAAGAATCTCCGTAGTAAGAGATCATAATCCTTTATAGGATTCAAAAAAAGATATTATGAATTATGTCATTCGTAGTTACAAATTTAACCACTTATGTTAATGGAGCTCAGCAAGAACTTCTTACTAAAGCAGTTATCGAGGCAGATTCTCTGAAATATTTTCAGATTATGCCAGGTGTTAAGTACTCAGACCGTTTACTTTATTTAGACACCGATGTTCCCCTTCAAGCGGGAGGTTGTAGTTGGGCAGCTTCAGGCAATACAACTATGACAGAAAAAACTATCACCGTCACTACATTACGTAGGATGGAAGCAATTTGTCCAGACACACTGGAAAAATATCAGACCCAATTGTCAATGAAAGCTGGTAAACCTACAGCGATCCCATTTGAACAGCTTTATGCTGATATGGTCGTAAAACGTGTCAATGAAAAAATTGAAAATATGATCTGGGGAAATGTAGTTGGTTCAACCACTGTTTTCCAAGGACTTATTTTTCAGTTAACTGGTGATACAGACTCTAACTCAACTGTACAGAATTTCGATTGGTCAGCAACGACAGGTAATACTGCCACAACTTACATCAATCAGATTTTCAAGCAGTATAATGCATTACCCGCAGAAATTAGGTCAGATAAAGATTTAACTTTATTTATGGGTCACGATTCCTTGGCACGTGTTATTCAAGCCTTCATTGTTGCCAACCTTTATCACGTTGGTGGTGCTGATGTTGATCTTAACACATTAAGAGGTGAACTCGTTGGTATTGCCAATCTTAAAATCGTTGGTGTTAATGGACTTAATGGTTCAGCCTATGCTTTTATGACTCCATCTTGGAACCTTGTATTCGCTACTGACCTCATATCTGAGGAAGATAAATTGGAAGCATGGTATTCACAAGACAATCAAGAAATTAGAACTGTCGTTAACTTTAAAGCTGCGGTCAGCTATTACTTTGGAACATATGTTGTTTACTCAAGATAATTCTAAATAATCAAAAAATAATTAATGAAATATTATGGCATGTACAAGATTTTCACAATCATTTCCACGTGCTTGCAAGCAGACCCCAGGAATTAAAAAGATGTGGCTGGCAAATAAATCAGATATTACAACCTATGCTGTAAATGCGGCTGGTGATACTGTATCTGGTTTAACTTGCTCTGGTGCCACTGGTACAAATGCAGCATTCTATTCAATCGTGTTCGAAAAAGGTGTAGCCTCAATTATGGATACCCCCGCAATCAACATTCAGAATAGTGCAACAGCTTTTAAACCACAAATCCAAGGATTCTTGGCTGGTTTAGATGCTACTGCTCGTGCAGTTTTTTATCAGTTAACCCAGACACAACTTGTAGCAGTTGTACAGACTCTTGATGGTCTATATTACATTGCAGGACTCGGCAACGGTTTAGATTTAACCTCAGCAAGCTGGGGCACAGAAGCTGGTGCTGATGGCAAACGTGGTTTATCCTTCACATTGGAGGGATTGGAGAGCGCACCGTTTTACGGGATAGCAACCGCTCTAACATTTGAGACAACTTACGTGGTAAGCTAATTTTCTCATATTCTTCTCATTATTCTATTAGAGGGCCGCCTATCGGGTGGCTCTCTTTTTTATTGCTACAATTTCACCAAATTTTATATATATGGTTGGAATCTCCCTCATATCTATGTTGAATCTAAGGGGCATCTCCACGAAAAAATAAAATGAATATATGGGAGAAAAAACACAACCCAACACAGTAGATATAAATTTTGCGAGACAAGAAATTCCTCAATTAATAGAGTTGAAAAGCTATGATCATCAGTTTTATCTCTCAGGTAGAGATAATAGGTGGTTCCAAGAACTTTTAGAATTATATTACAATTCCTCTATACATGCAGCCTGTATAAATAACTTAAATTTAAAGATAAGAAATCTTAGTAATTCAGGCATTACCACAGATGATGTATATAATCAATGTATGTTGGACTATTTAATCATGGGTAATTTCGCAATTGAAACTATTTGGAATCTTGATCACACAGCTATACTAAAGTACAAGCACCTTGATGTATCAAAGGTTAGGGCAGGGATGATCGATGATCAAACTGGTGAAGTTTCAACTTATTTGTTCAGCAATGATTGGTTTAAATATAACAATCGCTGCATCGATAAACTATCCGCATTCAGCACCGCTAAGAATTCAGATATACACCAGATTTATTATGGTAAGAGATACTCTCCACAATCAGATATTTATGGTAAACCATATTATTATTCAGCAATTAGGTGGATTTATACTGACGTTCAATTGGAACGATATTACTCAAGTTTGATAAAGAACAATTTTGTCGGTAATATCATCCTCTCAGTTAATTCTTATATGGATCAGGAGAAGCAGGTTGAGTTCGAAAGAGCCATTAAGAGACACTTCACTGGTGCAGATAATGCTGGAGGTATAATGGTAGTCTATAGCGAGAGTAAAGATAACGCTCCAACAATTGAAGCCTTCAACAAAACGGAACAAGATACAGCCTACCAATGGCTCACCGAACAGGTTATCCAGCAGATATCTTTGGGACATCAGGTTCCTTCACAAATTATAGGTATCTGGGTGGCTGGTAAATTGGGAGCATCAACAGAAATACCTTCTTTCGACAAGATTTACACCGATACTGTTGTTATACCGCTCAAGAACGAATTCGACAGGTTGTACAACATTGTAAAAAATAAATATTTACCATTATGATCGATTTAACATACATGATAAGTGCAAGCACTGTAAGACAATTGTGTCCTCAAATTGCTATCACTGTGGATGAGTCATTAATCTATAATCAAATGATTCTATCCCAAGACACAACCATTAAAAACTGTATAGGTCATAGATGGTATCGTCTTTTACTCGACAACATCGTAAATGATGAGGTATCAGAGGTTGATCAATATCTGATCGATAATTATTTGGCTTATATACTAAGTTATGACATTTTAAAACAGTTAATTATAACCATGAGTTACCAGCTAAATGATGCGGGCCTTCGAATCAAAATTTCGGATCACTCCCAATTGGCTGAGACCAGAGATTTATCATTCTATCGTACCTATATCGATAACTTCATCGATTCTAAGAAGGAAGAAATGAACAGGTATATCCGTCACAATGCACCTTCCTACCCACTTTACTTTACATCATTCAATGGAATAACACACAAGAATGTGTACAATTTTGAAATAAGAAAAATATAATATGACGACATATAAATCATTTTTAGACTTGGTTAATGTGGCCCTGAGTGCCATTACGTTTAACGGTAGTCCTTTTTTTGCTTACACGGAGATAGCACTGTTTGATGAATTGGAACTTGACCCGAAAACAAACTACCCAGCAGCATTCATAACACCGATTGCATTTGATTTTAATGATATTAATCAAGTGACATTTAAAGCAAGAATATATCTACTTGATAAGGTAACACCACTTGATAGAATGCAAAAATATTCAACCTTGGTTAATGTCGCTTATCAGTTTATGCAGACAATCGATGATCTGATATCAGGTGAGGTGAACAAATTTCCCAACACATTCACACCAGTTCAATATTTTGATGCAAATGTTGATGGTTTTTATTTTGATTATGAGTGTTATGACTCACTATCATGTACTGGAACTGACATCTACACTATACTTACTGGTGCAACAATAATGCAGCAGAATGGTACCTCAGGTACAGATGGTAGTTCAGGATCATCTGGTGTAGATGGAGACTTTTACGGAACTAATGGAACTTCTGGTATTGATGGAGGTTTTGGAGGTAATTCTCTTGAATATTTATTCTCCACACAACCGTTTGTTCCCACTGATTCATATTTAGTGTTTGATAATACTAACCCAGTAGATGTTACATACATCAGTGTAAATGTGGTTGATATTAATGGTACAAATAATTATGATTGGTTTACTTCGCTAACAGTTAACTCATATTTCAGGATTTTTGAAAAACAAGACTCTGGTTGCTATAACATATTTAGAATAGTAAGTATAAGCGACAATACAACAGAAGTTGTAGGAGGAACCAAAGTTCCAAATATCGGAACCTTTGATATAGAGATTCAGTATATTACTGGTCATTGTACTTATTCACAAGATGAAGATATAGTGTTAAGTTACTCCGAGACAGGAGTAGATGGCACATCAGGAACAAGTGGGTATTCTGGAATAAATGGTGCTGTATCTGATGAATGGGTATACACCGACTCTAACAAGTTTGATAATCCTACATACTTTAACTTAGACACTGAGATATCAGGATTTTACATTTCCACTACATCCCTACGACATAGCAATAATTCAAATTTTTTATCGGTTTGGGCAACTTTTGACCTTCTGCAAATCACGCAGAAATCCGACCCTTCAAATACATCATTCTATCAGATAACTTCATCAATTTCAATGAGTAGTTATTATATAATGGAAGTATACAATTACGTGGAAGGAAGTTGGTTAACTGGGCAGACTTATGTTCTATCTTTTTCAAAATCTGGAAGTAATGGGAGTTCGGGTAGTTCAGGGACTTCAGGAAATTCAGGATCGTCAGGTAGTTCAGGGACTTCAGGAAATTCAGGATCATCAGGGACAGATGGTAGTTCGGGTGTTTCTGGGACTTCAGGTTCCTCTGGAACTTCTGGATCATCAGGTTCTTCTGGGAGTTCAGGAACCGCAGGGACTTCTGGCTCTTCTGGAACTTCTGGATCATCAGGTTCTTCTGGGAGTTCAGGAACCGCAGGGACTTCAGGTTCTTCTGGGACTTCAGGCACTTCAGGTGTTGGTGGAGCGGTAAATACCGTACAATTTAACTCTGCTGGTGCATTATCTGGTGCGACAGGTATGACTTGGGATGGAGTTGAACTAAATGTTAACAACATCAATCTCCCTATGACTGATACTGGTACAACTGCTGTAGGCATCATTTACAAAGGTGGGTCGCTGTTCATCCACGATGCTAACCCACACGGTGCTGGTAACTCATTCAACACATTTGTGGGGATTGAGTCTGGTAATTTAACAATGGGTGGTGTATCACCAAACGGTAATTATAATACAGCCTTTGGTAGACGTTCTATGATGAATAATACTACAGGTCAACGTAACACTGCATTAGGTGCATATGCTCTATATTTAAATACAACTGGCTATCAAAATGTGGCAGTAGGGCTCAGTTGCCTACAAAATAATACTATTGGTTATTCAAATGTTGGCGTTGGTTTTAATTCCTTGTGTAATAATGTTACTGGTTTAACGAATGTTGCTATTGGAAACTATGCTCTTGAGAAGAACCAAAACTCTGATAATATGGCAGTAGGTTATCAGGCATTAAATGCAAATCTGAATGGCTATCAAAATGTTGCCATTGGAACATACACCATGGTTAATAATACTAATGGTGTTGGTAACATTGGGATTGGATTTGAAGCATTATATAACAATCTAACTGGAGCAACAAATGTGGCAATCGGTAATACTGCACTATTTTACAACACCGCAACAAATAACGTGGCTATAGGTAATCAGGCTATGTACACCAATACTAACGGTAATAATAATGTTGGTATCGGATATCAGTCACTGGGTGCAAATACAACTGGTAACTTTAATATGGGTATTGGTGCGTATTCGTTAACATCAAACAATATTGGTGTTGCCAATGCAGCTATGGGTTATGCTTCATTATTTTCGTGTACTGAGGGTGCTGGTAACACTGCAATTGGTTTCTATGCTGGATATGATATCAATACAGGAAGCTATAATATCGCTCTTGGTTACACAGCACTGCGATTGAATCAGTCTGGTGCTGGTAATGTAGCACTTGGATACCAGACTTTATGGTCTAATACAGGAAGTTACAATATAGGTATTGGATATAACACGCTAGTTAACAATACAACTGGTACACCACTGGTGGCAATTGGTAATAGCGCACTATTTAATAACACCACTGCATCCGATAACATAGCAATTGGATCGTATTGTATGTACACAAACAGAACAGGTGCAACGAATGTCGCAATCGGTAATAACGCTCTCTATTCAACTTACGGTAGCGGAAATGTGGGAATAGGCTATTATGCTGGCTACTACGAACAAGGTAGCAATAAATTGTTCATTGATAACGCACCCAGAGCAAGTGAAGCTGATGGAAGAGCAAAATCTCTTATATATGGAGAATTTGCTGCATCCTTAGCAAACCAGAAGATCACATTCAATGTGCCCCAGATTAATATTTCAGCCAGTAAGACACCATCCAGTGCAACTGATACAGGTGTTGCTGGTGATCATGCATGGGATGCATCATATATCTATGTGTGTACAGCAACAAACGCATGGAAGAGAGCAGCAATAGCAGCTTGGTAAAAAATAATATAAAGAAATGATTGTAAAGAAAATTGATGATACCAACTATGAAATCTATAGTAACGACACTATAGAAGGGGTAAATTACCTTAAACTTGAGAAAGTGATTAATGTTGATATGACAAAGAATGAGATTGAAAGTCTACAACGCCAGATCAGCTTGGAACAAAGTAGAATTGATGAATTACAAGCCTATCTTGGACTAACAAATAACGAAGGATAATGGAACTTACAAAAAGAGAAATTGAATTGTTACAAGCAATCTTGGATGCGGCCCTCAAATATGCAGGGGTGCAAATATTGCCCATCATTAATGAATTTACTAAGGATATCAAGGATAAACAAAATTGATAAATTTTAGATATATCTAAAAACAACTATTCGATATGAACCTATGGAAAGAAATTGGAACTAAAGTTATTTGGATTGTTGCCCCACTATTTATCTCACTTATGGTGTGGTTGGTGGTACAAACCTACAATACCCAGATTCAAATTGCGGTAATAAAAAAAGAGGCAGATAATCGGGGTCAACTTACGGAAAAAATATACACACTGGCAGCAGATAATAATCGGATGCTCGTGGGTAAAGCGGATCAAGTGGAGAATGATGCTGCACATAAAAGTATAATGAACAAAATGAATAGCATCGAACAAAAAGTTGATAAGCTGTACTGGATTCATAATTTGACCAACAATCAAGTTGAAATTAAAGGAGAGAACAGGCAAGATAGTATCACATATTTTCTAACAAATTATTTTAAAAGAACAAATGATTAAAGTTAACATTGAGATATCCCTGAGTAAAATACTTGCATATATCATACTGATATTGGGGAGTATTTACTCATTTTACACCAAAGAAAGTGAAGTGATGATTTTTGCTTTCTCGTTATCCGCTGGATTAATGGGTTTGAAATCTTGGGATGCTGGTGTTACTACACGTAAACAGATTGAATCTAATACATGCAAGCCTAATGAAGAAGTAAGCCATCTTGGAAGTGGAATCAATACCAATTTAGCAAAAGAACTATAATATGGAACCAAATAAACAAACACATCACTTTAAAGATAGAGATCAGATGCATACCTATATGATGAGATGTATTCCTCGCCAAGTCAATGTTGGTATGAATAGGGTAGAAGCCATTGGTGTTTGTAGAACCCAATATTTTTCAAAAATTATAAAGAAAAAATGAAAATTAACGTAATAAAAGAGTTAAAAATAACCGATCAGGATATATTATTTGGTGTTAATGCCATTAGTTTTGTTAGTATTCCAGCAGTAGAAGACTCTATTCTGGAGTATTTCACAGATAATGGTATTTCTGTTGCCTTTAAAGAAGGTAAACTACCTTTCTTTCGTTATACGGCAAATCCTGATCCAGAGACTATAAGTACTTCCCATGAATTTTGCCGTGCACATGCTGGTAAAGTCTACCATATTAGTGAAATCAGGGCATTCCAGAAGAATTATGAATGGATAAATGATAGTTCTTTCTTTGCTAACTTTAATGATAGTGGAGATTATAGTTGTGATAACCAAATACACAATTGCAGACACTATTTAGTTAGAGTTAGCAGCATTAATGAGGTTCCGAGGAATAAATGGCATATGTTAAGTGCTGAAATACCTAATCTGCCCAAGGCTGATGAGATTTTTTTCGAGTTTTCTGAACAAAATGATGAGAAACATGAAGTAAAAGGAATTGCATTGGTAAGTGGTAAACTTATCTATCGTAATAATGCTGATGGTAAAGGTAATTCTGGATACGTATACTTCTCTCGTCAAACAGTACGAATACTTGCACAAAGATTTGGTAAGTCGAATAATGTGACACTACAGCACGATAAAGATATTACTGGAGCATGTACACTTCTTTCCTCTGAAGTGATTGAGGATGATGTAAAAAATGAATCAGTGTGGTTACTACATTATAAGGTCGCTGATGAAGGTTTGTGGAATCAAATTAAGAAACATGAAGTAACGGGCCTATCAATTGAAGCAGTTTTTCCATTAGGCTAACCAGCGGGTTTGACACTTACCTAATCGAAAATAGTTCCCCATATTGTCATCGATGGCATAATATATGTCTCATTCAATTCAGGATAACTAACATTATATTTGTGTGCTACCGCACCCTTACCTACAGTGACTTTTAAATTTGGGTCATTCTTTGCGTTGTATATTCCTAAAGGGATGTGTGATTTAGGTGTATCTGGAGGTGGAGGTTCAATTCTATGCTTGTAATTTGGTATGTGAGTTGGCAGCATAACAACACCAGAGTTAGGGATATTGTCAACTGAACCAGTACCTACCACTACGATAACTCTACCACTTGTGCCAGAAGTACCACTTGTTCCATTTGTGGGACAATTTAATTTAGTCACCTCCTCCAGTATTTTAGCCAATAAATCTCTTGAATCTGATGTTGTATCCATTACATATTATTAAGTTTTTCATTATAATCCACCCAGCTTTCTCCCAGTATGCCACATAGCATCATTTCTATGCCTTCGGCAACTGTGTGCTCATCACGGTAAGGAGATCGATTGTCAAAACCTGGCTCCTCACCATTCGTATGCAAACCTAATTCTCTTTCTTCTTCAAAATCTTTATCAAAGTCCATGATCATAGGCTCATCAATACCACGATGTCTGGTCACCATTTCTTCTATCAACTCGTGAATAGCAACAAGTTCGTTGTAATATTCATTACCTGTATCAGATACCCTTATATTCAATACACCATTTTCATCGAAGAAATAATCTCCTAAAGTGCTGTATCTCTGATCGTTATGAGGAATAAAATCTATAACAATTCTTTTAAATTTCATTTTACCAAGCTGCATTTTTTTGAATCACATTAACTTTTTTCTGAGTCTTTGTGATATCATTCTGGCTTACGTTCACTGGAATAGCAGATACTTCAGATACAATTGATCTAAGATCAGCTTTGCTTACAGTTGCAGTTACACCACCTTGACCACCCATTTGATTATTATTTATAGCATTCAGTAGAGTAACCATATTAGGCTGCTGAGCCACTGATTTTCTAACTACAAACTCTCCACCCTCTGCCATTATGGGGATACCCCCGCTTGGCGATTGGTGAGACGGCCCCGACAGCAAGCCACCTGTTGCATATTTTTTAACTTCACCACCTTTAGCATAGGCTGGCCCTTGAGCGACAATTGCTGCAATTTCCAGCGCACCGATAGCACCAACAATGGCTGCCATAATAGTACCACTGATAAGTCCACCACCAGTTGAATATGCCATTATTACAGCTAATGCTGTTTGAATTGTAGCTTGAATAATTGCTGCTTCCCAATCTTTTTTAGCTTGTTCTTTCTTTATTTTATCTTGTTCTTGAGCCTTCTTTTTATCAAGTGCGGTTTTCTTCTTATCATATTCCTTATCTGATATTTGTTTTTTGTCGTGTAATTTATCCAACTCATCATATTCCTTATTGAATTGAGTATCCAAATTAGACAGAGCCTTATCGGATGATGCCTTAGAAAATTTAGAGATAACATCAACAAGTTTAGATAGTTGTTCTCCTACTGCTTGAGCTGTTTCTTGTAATTGTTTCTTTTGTTTTTCTTGCTCTTCTTTTTTCTTTTTAGTTATTCTTTCCTCATTCTTAGTGGTAGCATCAAGGTGGATTTGATTCTGATCATTCTCCCAATCAAAATAAGCCTGATCGTTAGCTTGAATTTCCTTTGTACCTTGGTCTTTAATGAGAACAATTTCACTTTCAATTTCCTTCTCTTTTGCTGCTCGTAATGCTGCACCTTGTTCGGTGTCAGGGCCAGCCACTTGACGAAGTTTGTTTAATTCATCTTCCTTAGCTTTAACTTTCTGATCTCTTAATTTCTTAATAGCTTCGAGTTGTGTATCAAATGCACTCTTATCATCAAGTTTTATTTCAGAATTTAAATTTTTCTCATGCGTTAATGAATTTTCATTGGCTTTAGCTGTGGCATCGTCTATTTCCTTCTGAGTCTTCTGATACAGGTCTACTTTTTCTTTTGCTTCTTTCTCTCTTCTTTCCTGTTCTTTTTTAACTTCTTCTGGATCACGCTCAATAGTCTTAATTGGATTATCTTTAGCATCTTTTTTGAGTTTATCTCTCTGCTCAAGAGCCTGATCAAACATTTTGGAATATTGAATTCTATTTGCAGTATTACCTTCAGCAACTGCCTTATCCCATAGTTCTTTAAAGGCTTTGGCTGTATCTTCTTGTTTCTTTAATAAATAGTCTCTTGTTTTTTTATCACCATCTACAAATTGTTGCTCAGTTTTTGCAAACTGGTCAGTCATATAATTACCAGTAGCACCTTCCATTTTGGAAACCCTACCAAATAGTTTATCAAAGAGATCAACACCCTTACTCAGTAATGTTAATGCACCAGACATAGCGGGAGCGAAGAACTGACCAATTTTCTCCTTTGATTCTTCCCATTTCTTGTTTACTTGAGCCTGTTTAAGTTCAAGTTCACCACCAGCAGTACTATAGGCTCCAAATTTCTTAATGATAATATCGAGTGCTTCACCGTGACGCAGTTGTGTTTCATTGAGGTGTTTTAAAGAATTATCATATTGCCCGATGCGGCCCTTTGTTCCTTCAAGGGTCTTCGATAGTTCTCCGTAGGCTTCTGTTAATGGGATATTCTTATATCTGGAGAGGGCTATAGCTGCTTCAGCAGTCTTTTCAACCTGTTCTTTTGTTCTACCCATCTGAACACCCATTGCTATAATGGTGTTTAGATCGTCTTTAGACACAAAGGGATTCTTATTTAACTTATCTCTAACCTCTTCCCATCCCTTTGCAATATTGGTGTTGCCTTTAAGTGCAAGAGTTAATTTGGCTACAAAAGATTCCTCTTTTTCCCAATTTTTAAGACCATCTTTGATGGCATCTGATACTGCTGACGCAGCTTTACCTAAAAGTTCATAGCCGCCAATTGCTAACCCCATAGCACCAGCCAGCTTACCCATAGATAAACCAGTGGATTCTGAATGTTTACCAATATTTTTAGTTTTCTCGCTTGTAGTATCGAGATTTTTTTGGAGGGATGATAACTGATCCTGTATTTTCTTTAAATTCTCATTAAATTTGGATATATCAAGGTTAACAGTTGTGTTAAATTGCTGATCTGCCATTAATTTGCTGATTCTTTTTTAAACTCGCTGATCGCTTGATCAACGGTTTTCATATTTTCTATCATATAATCAATGATATCGTTCATGTATGTATAAAAATTCTTAAATTTTTTGCGGTGTTTAATGTAATTTTTTATCAATCTCCACTGATTCTTCTGGGATAGGAGTAATTTCTCCTTCCTGAGGGGTTTGATCGTAACTAAGAATTTAAATATTTCTATTTCTTCCATTATTTTATGTTTATTTTTAGTAATATGGTAATTTGTATGATACGCCAGCAACTTGAATTAATACCCAGCCTGATGGTGTGCCTAAATAGTTAGTCCCTGATCCATAATGTGTCGTGGATGCGGCACCTGATGCTGTTGATGGTGCTGTTGTATGATCAAAAAAGTTAATAGTGTTCGTTGTAGTGTCGTTAAAATTAATTGGTGATACACCAGATATATTTAGAGGGCCACTTAGATATGTACTATCTTGTACCACTAAATCATCACGTATAGTTACACTTTTACGAATGTCTAAATATCCTGTGCATGCAACAGACTCAATACCACTTGCTGTAAACCCAGATAAGGCACCATTTCCTACAGAAGTTGGGGATGTATATTTAACATAGTATGGGTCAGAGCCAGTAGTTGCTACAATAGGTGAAGTGCCTGAAGTCCCTGAAGTACCATCTGTCCCAGATGTAAATCCAGATATTGATACAATATTATTACCTATAATAATAGTGTTATTATCAGTTATAGTCTTACCTGTCGTGCCAATAATTATAATATTTGTCAATCCAGTTGAAATTATACAATCAGTGGAATTCATCAATGTTACATTATCTGAATTGACTGTATTTCCGTGAGAATTAACAAGACTTACATTATTTGCATTGATTACATTGTTATTACCAGTTACATTATAGTTCTCACCATATATTTGATTACCTTTACCTATAACTATACCAGCATATTTTGGATTAACTATATTTTTATCGCTATAATAGGTAACACCAGTTTCTAAATAAGCAATTTGTCCTTGGGACTGTAACACTATACCACTGCTCTTAGTTACTCCATTCTGATTTAACCTACTCTTATCTTCTGAACCAGAACCACCAGACTGATAATAATCAGGATCATCAGGCACTGTTAACTTGATAAGTTCAACCTTACAATATTTGTTGGGGCTCCACTCATTTATTTTTAGCAATATATATGGTTCATTGTTCAATATCACATACTTGCGGAAGTTAAGTTGGTTGATATCAGATTGTGATAATCTCATATACACCGTTAACTTACGACTACGTGGATTCTGATATAACCAAATCTTATATTTCCAGTAGTCCCAATATAAATCATCTACAGGCACGTTTACGTTCCTATGAAAGTAATATTTATTTTTACCAAATTCAATAGATTTAGTTGGGTTGTACGGATCGTCAAATATTCCAGCATATGGAATATAATTTAAGCTGCCAGTACCCATTATATAATAGACAAAGCCGTCTGGATAGTATATATTATTACCATCTAAGTGGGAAATGATCGGCACCTGATTTAGTTGGAAAGTTGGAGTTACTATCTTACGTTGTAAGATGCGGGCCTCGAATTTATCGAACCACACCTCTTTATTATCAGTATGATTGCTATCTCTATCATCCTTATTATACATCTGACTTACCAGCCAATTTGTATTGGAAAAATAATTGAGAGTTGTGGGACAGAATTGAGTTTCAATTTTTTGAGACTCTGCTGAGTAATAAGGATTAGGTAAATATTTCGTTGAGAAATTCATATGTGTCGCATTCAAATAGTCCTTTAAATTAGTGTCACCATCGTCTGACTTGTACTGGAGATAAACATCTTTATCTAATAAGTCTTCAATTCTTTCAATTTCAATGTCCTCTGATATATCTACTTTATTACTCCAATCAACATTTGTATTATTGTAAAAAGTTGGAAATGTCTCAATTATAAAGTTGTTCTTATTAGCATTATCCTCGGTGAAGACAAGGTTAAACATGTTGGAAATAGATTTAAGAAAGTCTACTTGCTTCATATTCGATGGTAATATATGGTTGGCGTACATTTGATTGCCCTCATATATAATTCCATCCTCATCGTAATCATTCTTAAAGTGTAGATTTGAACTTTCTAAATTAACCCACGCATAGGTATATCCAATTCTTTGTATTTCAGACCCATTCATATAACCATACGCATTACCATTATTACTAACGATAAATTTTAAATATACTTTATCATTTTTTAGCAGTGGTATAGGTGTATCAATAGTTCCAGAGTAATGTATATTAGTCTGATAATATGGATTAGTATAGCTGTTAGGTTGTGTGATTGGACATTGTGGAAAATTTCCTATCACAGTATCGGTTGCACCTGTTCCACTTATTTTGTGAATTTCAACATCCAACCTAATTTCACCCCAATTACCAGCTACATTCCACTTATATACGGTACCAGTATACCAAGTTTGCCCGTATGGTGTATAATTACCATGATTAACTGCTGCCCAGTATGTCTCTAAGTACAATGAGAGCGATGCATCTAAACTGAATGTGTAAGATATTCCATTAGTTGGACATGTAAAGTATTGATTTGCAAATACATTATTCGGATCAACATATTCATAGGGAAGTGATGGAATTGCTGTTTTATGTGTGTGTTCTCCACCACCAACATTGAAGTCGCTAACATCAAAAAAATCTTTAAAACCATGACCATTTTGATTTCCAAAATTTGCACAATAGGTGGGTGGATTATTACTTCCATTAAAATCTGAAGTTAATCCAACATCAAACTTATAATAACTACTATCTAATGGATCACTTTCATACTGATCTGTCATTGGTAGGATCAAGGATTTAAAGAAAGGTGAGGTTAGAAAAGCTGATGAATATGTATACCCAGCCTTTGCAAAAATTTTATCCCATATTTCACTTATGTACAGTGAAGGTTTGAAATAACTTACATCATATTTATTATCCCAATATTTACCCTGTAAATCAATCATTGGATAGTACACACCCTTAGAGTTTGGATAATTTGCAAATGGATAAGCTGTTCCTGATGTATTCCAAGTTGAGCTGATATTTGTAAAATTAAAAGTATGATCATACTCAGAAAAATCTAAATTATCGTTTTTCAATTCGTTCTTTACGAGTTGTTTATCGCCTATTTTATCTTTGAAAGTCTTCAAATTCGAATAAAAAGTAGCTTCATATTCTGATACATTATTATTCTTTCTGATAAGTGTAAGTTCTAAAGTCCCAATTAGTAATTGTACGGAGTCATAGAAGATTCCAGCAGGGATTTTCTTGTTCAGGAACATTGAATAGTTCGTACTACCGCTATTTAGAGTTGCAAAATTGTAATATTGGTTCTCATTTACATGACCAAATAATTTGTTATTATTAGCAGTTGCGGGAACCGTAAATGTCTTTGAATAACTTGCTGACAGTGTAGATATATCAGTATAGACCTGATAAGTTATATTTATCGAATCTTCATCATAAAGATTGACATGTGCATATGAAGAGTTAGTCTCAGTTAGAGATATATTACTCAAATATCCGTCAAATCCCCTCGAAGGAGCGAATAGTATCCTATTATCAATTGTTGTACCTGTCCAATCAGCAGCATTATACTGAAATGTATATGAATATCTACCGTTAGACATGGTACTCGTGCCAGAATAACCCATGAACCAAGGTGTAATAGTAGATGGATTAGTCAAATTCTTAATATCAAATTCTAATGTATAATTCTGTCCATCCTCTAATGTAGAAGCATCGAAATATTGATATAGTTTACTTGTGATAGCTGATTGGCTTGCCATCCATCCATTTATCCACTTCCAACCCGATAGTGTAGTGTACGATGTTGTACCGCTGTCCGATAGACTCCTACCAGAGGTTGATCCAGTGGCTCCATCTGATTCCCAGTTCTGGGTATAAAATCTAAAATCTGAATTTGGTAGTGTAACACCATTGGTTGGGAATATTCTGAGTTCTAATCGATTCATATATTATCTTAATTTTGTTGGATCACCTTGTCGTTAGCGGGTCTAAGGCTGATCGTGTATTGTATTTCTTTATCATTTACCTTCTGTTCATACTTAATACTATCAGTATTAACGATATAAGGCACAGCATAGGGATATATACCATATCCACTTGGATCATACTGATAAGTTTTAATTACATATACAACAGGTGACTGAGCCATCTGGATAAGTAACTGACTTTCTTGTTGTGTTACCCAATTGCTGGTTAATATTAACTCTTCGGTAACATTTGTGTAGAACACTTTTTCTCCAGCAGTGTAAGTGTTGTAATATGGAGGTAAATATTGTTTATAGGTCTTTCGATCAATTTTCTCATTAATCGTGGCTTTACGGTCAAATGTGTAACAATCAAATGCACCGTGAGGGTTTAACCAAAACACTTGAGTTAGGTTATATCTGCTACATTTATTTTTTCTCATTACCCAAAATGGTTTACTAATTACCCTACTGTGGTTATCCATTAATTCGATTTTGATCATCACCCATGTATTATCGATGTATTCTTTTTGCAGCATTTGCATGGGGCCGCATGGGATGCTATACATCAATGAACCTGTATATGTATAGGTACAATCTTCAAAATTGTATGACATTTGTGTACATAGTGGGGTATAGTTACGTGATTGATCATCCAGACTAATAAAATTAGAGGATAGCGGCATCGATTGAGATAATACTTCATCTCGTGCATTTATATTAATACCTATTACTCTATCCTCGTCATGGTCTGGAATACCAGTTGAATTTGAATATGTGGTATAAAGTATCTGGGAAGGTCGATGTGCCGAGTCACTCAAAAAATTTATGAAACCATAATCTGTGTTATCCAGATTATATTGAGTTGCATCAGTCAACCATTTACCAGTTGTGGCACTATTTACCATCACCCATTGTGTGTTAGAATAGCCTATCGTAACATTGTCGTAAGGCAAAAATTGCTGGCACCCGATATAATAGCTAATACCCCCAGCATTAATAGGTGCTCCTTGAATCGCTGGCTGAGATGTTGCTGTGGATGAGTAATATTCATACACCATCATATATACTTTAGCCGCTGATGGTGTACATTCATGCAAGTTTAATCTGGCAACATCAAAATCATAAGTCAAATAATCTTTAATTATTGAAGTAGGATTAAACTGACAGGTGCCACCAGAGTTTGGGTAAAATAGGAAAGGGCCTATATCTATAACAGTTGTATCATCCGCTGGAAAGAAGCGCAAGGTGATATAAAATTGAAAATTTGTCATAGTAAACTTAGAAGAATAAAATATATATGTGCACCTATTAGTATCGTGGACTCGTGCCCAATCGGATGGAACTTTAATTGTGGTTATTGCCATTATTTTTTCTTTATTTTTTGTATTGCATCGTTAATATCCTGTCGAATTGCGTTTTGAAGAGCAGTGCGAAACATCGGATTACGGTGTTCATCAACAAATTTAGCTTCGTTCATAAAAGGAACTGCTGGGTGATTATTAGAAAGAATTGATTTACTCACAGCATAAGCAGCACTGCGTAGTCTACTCTTGGCTTCTCCCCGTTTTGTGGGTCTTAATTTAGATGTGCGGCCCCTTCCTACTGATACTTTTTTCTTTTGAAGCCATTTCTGTACTGAATCAACCATTTCAGGAGAAGGGTTCTTTGTACTTCTTTTAGTGCCAGAATTAATGAACTCTCCATATTCATTTGAACTGAATTTAATCTTAAAGGTGTTGGTTGTAGGCATAGTAATCTTATACTCTATAGAGTTCACCAGCTTGCCTGTAGCAAGTTTTCTTTTCTTCAAAAGGACATCCTTCATTGACTTAGATGCTAAGTCAGCATAATGCTCTATCACCTTATATAATTTCAGTTGTGTAATCATCAGCTATATATATAAAAATTTAGATATATAGAGCGATGAAATTTGTCCAACTATTCAAAGAGAATATCATAAAGGAACTTCGGGAGACTGACCCCAGAGATAGAGAGGTTATAAATGAACTCCTCGATATATTATACAAGATAAATCAAGGGTGTGATGTATTTCTCATCAATAATTTATACTACTTGATTTACAATCCTGACGACTAACCTGACAAATTTTTATATATAGAATAAAAAATTGTCACACATGACATTTCACGAAGCAACAGGGGTAGATTTTGATAAATTCTACACAACATATCAGCCTAAACTTAAGGCTTTTCTAAAGAAAAATTTCCAGAGAACAAATACTGAAGTTATTGAAGACTGCATAACTGATTCTTTCATAAAGGTTTGGAAGAATATTCATAATTATAATGGTGATAAGGGTAGTGTAGTTACATACTTAACCCAGATCGCCATCAATGATCTGCGGTATCAGGAGCGTAGGCGCATTAAGATGCCGACTGTCAGTATAGATTTATTCTATGATATTTGTGAGGAGATCGAGGAAGAAGACACCACTAATGAACGATATATTCAAATGATAAAGAAGATCGACAGAATAAAGAATCCAAAGATCAGGGAGGCTGTTATATTGAAGGATGTTCAGGGTATTCCATATCTGGAGATGGAGGAAATTACTGGAGCCAACGGAAACACTTTGAGATCACGTGTCAAAAAAGGTAGAAAACTTCTAACCAAGAAAAATTAGCGAAAAAATGATACATTGTATAGGCGATAGCCATGTTAATATTTTTGAGAATCAGATAGGTTTTGTTACACATAATATTAAGGTAATAGATGGATTAGATAAGACTATAACTGCCTCCCACATTCGTTCTTTTATACCTACAATCAATGAGTTCGTTGCAGACGTACAACCAGATGATTATATTTTATTCTCCGCTGGAGAAGTGGATGTAAGGTGCTTTTTCGAAAATAAAATTGAATACTATAAAGACTTAAAGTCTAAAGATGAGATCATTGATGGAGTTGTGATGAGATATTTTTCAGAGATTTACCAAAATTATGGTGGGCACAAATTGATATTTTACGGGCCTGTCCCTTCGTACCACGATAAGAATAAAAACTTAGCACTTGCGCAGCTTAAGAATGCTTTCCACATGGCTCCAGATGAAGAATTCTTTGCAACTGGTAGTTATACTAATAGAGAGAGAAATGAGATAACACGGATATTCAACAAAAAATTGAAATACCTATGTGATATCAACTCCGTTAACTTCTTTACAATGTTCTATAATCTTATAACTGAGGACGGTACAACCAACTTTGGAATGTATGGTAGTGAAGATGGATGTCACATAGATAAAAAATATGTCCATGTTGTTATCGATAAATTACTCTCATCTATAAATTATTCTCGCTGATATACAGCAACATACAATTATTTTAACATTTTTTAACAATTTTTCTTCAAACAAAGGAGATATATTTATATATATAGATTAATTAAATAAATATACAAAAAATAATTAACGACAATGGAAAACAATTATGAAAGACAAAGCAAAGAAATTCGCACCATTTATGTTGATGGTGAGACGTTTCATAAATTTAAGCAAATTTGTGCCGTAGAAGGTACCAGAGCATCCAACAAAATTGAAGAACTCATTAGAGAGTATGTCAATTCCAAACCAAACATCACAAAATTATTCACAAAGGATGAAAGTACCAGACTTTAATCTATTCTCTGAAGGGAGTTATACAATAATAATTGAAGAAGGTGTAAGAGTAGATAATATTAGTGAACTATTTCCAATTTCTAATATTTATTCAAATGTGCTTAATCTCTATGATTATTGTCAAAATAATAATATAAGCACGATTGACTTACTGTATATTAAAGAAATGGAGACTTTACTAACTTTACCAGAATATCTGCTTCCACAATATATCTACTCTGAAATAGACCTTACCGATAAGGGATATAAATTATTAGGTGATCATATCTATAAAAAAATTATAAAATGAGAATAGAACACACTAAACTTGAGAACTTGAATAAAATTCTCAAAAAATATCACATCGATGCTAAAGTTAGCTACGAATTTAATGAATATGGAACTTTATTCTATGGCTTATACAAGCAGCCAAAAGATTTATTCTTCGAAAAAATATCCGAACTACAAAATGAAGTTAAGGATATAGTAAATCAAAAAATAATTAAGGAAAAATGATAGCAATGTGGGTTATAGTAGGACTAATACTATTTATTGGAGTAGTGATTGGTGCTTCAATTGAATATTATTTTAAAAATTAAAAAATAATGAAAAAAGATGATGAAAGTTAAATTTACATGCTGGTGGGATAATGACTATGCAATACGAGATAGAGTTATATCCAATTTTATAAGCGAAGATAATTACACCCCAGAAATACAATTAGTTGTTGATGATTCTTACGATTTTTTGGTTGTTTTTGGTCGGTCAAATTATCGACCACGAACTCCTAAAAGTCAGAATATAGCGTTTATGATGGAACCCAGCTATGCTCATTGGGTCTTTGATACAAACATACACACTTATTGTGATCGGGTATATGTTCACGATTTAATGTTATTTGGAAATCAACCAGAACACTATGAACATGCATCTTGCATGCCATTTCATTTCGATTATCAGAAACATAAGATTGGTGATTTTATGAATGATAATAATTTTAAAAAATTAAAGAAATTGAGTTTGGTTATTAGGTATCGTCCTGAGGGCGGACCTACAGACGGTATCTATTGTAAGCAGCGAACCCAATTAGTTGAAGATATACTTAAAACGAATCTCCCTATTGATATATATGGTAAGGATTGGGATAAGTCACCGTTTTGTGGTGATCCCAGAATTAAAGGAGCCGTAAACGATAAATATGATGCTATAGCAAACTATGAGTTTACGATCAATGCAGAGAACTCAACCGAAAAAAATTATATCACTGAAAAATTCTTTGATCCACTGCTTACTAACACTGTACCAGTTTACTTTGGTGCTCCAAATACCAAGGAAGTATATGGTGATTGCTACATCCCGTATGACCTAAATAATATTGATGAGGCTCTGGGTGTATTTGAAAAAATTCTTAATACTTCAAACGAAGAATATTCGAATGGTATTCTTGAAGGAAAAAGACGGTATCATAATGAGAACAATGTTTATAATGAAGTAAAAAAATTTATAATGAAATGAGAAAATGTGTAGGAATTAAAGGCGATGATATAAATATAAGGCTTAACTACGAAATAATATTCAAAGATGGACAGGATGTATATTATATATACTATCCAACACACCATGATGAATATGGTAAAGAATTGTTTGACTTATACTATGTTGATCTAAAGTCACAAAGGAAAGCCAAACTACAAAAAATAATGAGAAAAGTATGTTAAAATTTCAAATTATCCAGACTAAGTCTGGAGAGAAAAAGAACTGGGTAACAATAACTGGAGATGCAACGATTGAAAATATTGTACAGACAATAAGAACCAACGAGAAAGCAAAAGCAATCTGTGAAAAAATTCAAGCAGAACCTGATGAAGCTAAACAAAAGAAAATGAAAGAAAATCTTCCAATGATTTGCTTCAATGGTTACTTTGATGGATACCGTGATATAAAATCGTTGAGAGTACCAACAGGCTTCTCAATACTGGACTTCGATAACCTGAAAGACCCAGTAGATGAAGTATTCGCTCGTGTGGTTGCATCATCTCATATTAAATATGTACGGTTAATGTTTAGATCACCAAGAAGAAACGGATTAAAACTGCTCGTTTGGTCAAATTTCAAGGACTTACTGGAAGAAGCAGATAGTAAAGTGGTTATCAACACCAAACACCACTCAATGTATGATGAACTGTGTGCGATCTTCGCACCAATGATGGGTGAAGTTAAAGTAGATGAGGGTGCAAAGGATATCAGCCGTAACTGTTATATGTCCTATGATCCAGATATTTATTACAACGAGAATTCTGAGCAATATATCATGCCACCAGCCAATATGGTTAAAGTTCAAAAACAAGTGATATCATATAATAATGTTACCGCAACAGGATCAGGTGGTGAAGCAGCCACATGGCTAAAGGAAATGATCGAGTTCTTAGATTCGAACCAGATGGATATCACCATTGAGTATCAGGATTGGTTGGCAATGGGATTCCTAATCAAGAAGATACTGGGCAACTCAACCAACGCATTTAAATACTGGCATATGCTCTCGCAGCACAACCCAAAATATGAGGTGAATGAGTGTCGCAAGAAGCTGGAGAACATTATGTCACAAAATAATGATACCTCATTAACAAAGCTGGCAATTGCAACAAATCTATTGAAGAAGTATAAGATAAACTTTAAATCAAATGATTGTAAGAAAGACCCAACTAATTTTAAAGATGAAAAATATCATCTTGGTGATCTCTTCGGTCTGCTGCGTCAGGATGGTGTAAAGATCGTCCGTGACACGTTAACTGGCTCCCACTTAATGACAGTACCCAATTACCTTGGAGGTCAACCATTCTTATTCGAGGGTGACGGTGACCGTAACATCAATGGTCTACTCAATCATATACTACTGATGTATGATCTTGATTTAACTAAAACTCAATTAAATCAGATTATTAACAGTCCAAACGATTTGGAAATAGAAGCTGATTTCATCCGCAAATATTTCGATGAAGAGTTGTTATATACCAAAGATGATGAATGGAACAAATTCAAAAAAAATATAATATTTGAAGACGATTGTAACATTAATATCTTCAAGAGATGGATGTTGGGAGCGATGGACAATTTGTTCAGCGATGACAAATTTTACGATATTCTTATTATGATCGATGATAAGGGTGGGAACGTGGGCAAAAGCAAATTCATCAAGAATCATCTATCTAAACCTTTCAGAAATATCTACGGTCTCAAGAAGCATTACTTCGATATGGGTCAATATATGTTCGATGCCACCAAGAAGAACTTTAATGAACGCAAACAAGAATATCAGTCGGTTATATCCTACAAGGAAGAGATCAATGCCCAGCATTTCAAATCACACGATAATGTTAGATCATATTTAAGCGGGGATGATATCACAGGTAATGTTAAGTATGAGGTTAATGCTGGATTTGCTCAACGGTGTGTTACGTTTATCGGTTGCTCGAATAACCAGCATATGCTTCCCAATGACCCGAATGTGCGAAGGTATAATATGGCTCCAGTTAAGAAGCTAAACTTTGATAAGGTAGAGGTTGATTTTCGTAAGGTTTGGGGTTATATCTATCACCTTTGGTTAACTGGAGTTAGATATCGTGATATCAGTGTTGATAGCGAATATAAGGATGAATATATCAGTAAGAATCAGGATGATATCACCCTGAGTAAGATCATCGTCCCAATCAGTGAGGGCCGCCCATTGTACATCGATGAAATAATTCGCCAGATAACTGCACTGCAAATGGAAGGAAGAGTTGGTCTTAAACAACAGCTTGATACCCAAAAAATTAAGGATATTCTCAAACAATTAAAGATTGCGAGATCAGAAACAAATAAGCGATATACTGATGATAATGGAAAAATAAAAATGAATAAAGCATTTTACATGTGTAGAATTGCTGACTCTTACTTGCCGATTGTATATCCAGAAAAACCTCTTGATAAAAAAGAATTACCACAAGTATTGAAACAAATTGAAATTGGTAAAAT